CCGGCGCCGATGGGGAAGTAGACGCGGCGCGTCTTCTCGTTCTTGTCGGTGCCGTCACGCAGCTCGAACAGCACGCCGTGGAACGAGTTATCGAGCGGACTCTGGAGCACGTTGGCCTTCTCACCGTTCTCGGGGCGCACCATGATGGGTGGCGACGTGAAGCCGGTGACAGACGTGAACAACCACAGCTCTACGTCCTCGACGCGCTCGGGGACGGGCTGTGAGATGACGTCGTTGGCGGTGACGGCCTTGGCGCCTTCTGGCGGCGTGGCGGATGTCTCGTTCATTTTACCTCGCAAGCGATGGCGGCGTTGGCGGTCATGACAGCTTCACGCACGTGACGGATGGCGGCGGTCTGGTCGGCAGAGGTAGGGGTAAGCTGCACAATCCGGGCGGCGAAAGTCTCCCCTGCGCGCCGGAGTTTTTCATAAACCTCGACCTGCTCTGGCGTTGGGGCATGATAGCTGAACCAGTTTTGCAGTTGCTCGTCAGTAATCATTTGTTCTCAGGTTGTTTGAGTAGTGCTTCGTGTTCGTGCCAGTGGCGCACACGCTCTGCCTCTTGTTCGGGATTCAGAGTGCTCGCGCACGTCAGTGGCCGCTTGGTGTTCTCGTAGCCCGGTCGCGCGAAGTTGCGCGCCTGCTCATCTGTGGTGACAGGGATTTCGCGCTCAAGCGGCAGCAGACCCGCTTTGTTCATCGCGTCACGAATCTCGTGCTTGGTGTCGTAGCGCTTGGGAGTGCCGTTTTCGTTGCAGATGCCGTGCTTGAACCAGCGACCACCGGGGATGTCGTCCCCCTGCACGGCACACGGGGTGATAGGGACGGCTGAGTAAATGCGTTCGCGTTCGCCCCCGCAGGCGCAAAGGCCGAGAGACTCTCCGCGCTGAAGTGTCTCAATGACGGCGCCACAGGAGAGGCACCGGGTGTCGACCATTCTCATCGGCCGGCGCCCGCTTCCCACTGCTTGTAGACGCGCTCATAGCAGTGCTTATCGCAGTCCTGAAAATCACCAGCTGCGAACACACGCACGAACACCCACAGGGCAATGCGACGCGGCAGGAGCCATGCCACCCATATGGGAAATCCTTCGTCCGTGAACCACAGCCACCATGCGCGCGGTCCCCAACCCTTAGTCCAGATTCTCCACATAGGTTCCTCGCTTATTACGCCAGCAAGAAGCGTGCCAACGACGTCGTGCTTACTGTCCGTTGTGGGTGCGTTTATTCACTCGGTCCGCCTCATTCAAGTGCGGCATGTGGTCCTCGACCGGCGGATGCGCCTGCGCGCCCATCGGCTGGTCGGGCTCATTGCCCGGCATCGGGATGTCCTGCGGAGCCGGCGGCTGCGGAAGCTGTTCGGCCGCGATGATAGCCTGCTTGGCAGCGGCCAGCGCTTGCGGGTCAGGGAACTGCCCCGTCTGCATCAGCATCGCGACGAAGATGGGCGATTTCAATTCTTCCGCACCCAGTCGCAGCGAGATGTTCATCTTCGGAGGCGGCGGCGGTGCCGGCTCGTGAATGTATTCCTCGTCGATATCGTTGAGGCTCGCCATCTCCTGCAGGATGGGGACTTCGTTGACCATGCCGCTCTTGGCGGTCATATTCCAGAAGTCCTTGAGCTGGGCGAGCCGCTGCTTCGCGTCCAGTAGCACCGACGCGTCGCCGCGCACGCTGTAGAGGAAGTAGCTCGCGAACTTCTGTCGGTCCCACGTGCCGAGCGCCTTCTCTTCCTCGGGCGTGAAGTCGGCGTAGAGCGCCATCATGCCAGCGAGCACTTCCGCGAGATTACAGAAGAACTTGACCATCTGCGCCCGGTCCATCGCGATGACCGAGCCCATGTTCGCCTGCACCGCCTCGGCCTCTGCCGCCGAGCGCACCTGCGTGTTGCCGGAGCCGCCGCCGCTCAGACCGGTGGCGAGGTTCCAGACGGCGTCCAGTTCCTGCTTCGCGACGTGGTCGAATTCAAAGTTCTCGGGCGAATACTGCGCACGCGCAATCTCCCCCATGACCTTGTCGCCCGAGCCGTTGAGGGGCACCGCGCCCTGATACTCGCCGCGCATCATCTGCGTGACCAGTTCCGGTGGCACCAGATTGTTGTTGAACCAGCGCCACGGCAGCGAGAAGCGCCGCTGGGCCATCATCATTGAGCGGCCCATCGACAGCTCATCGACCTGCGGGCGCCCCATCGCGGTGTCGGAGGGTGGAATCGGCTCGTCGGTGATGTAGGCGAGCGTGGCCACCTGAATCGGATACTTGCAGGAGCCAATGATGGCGTCCTGCCCGCCATCCTCATCCGGCACACGCTGTTGTCCGGTCCACAGTTCGTCGATGACCGGCTTGCTATTCTGGCGCCCGCGCACGAACACAACGCGCTGGATGGCCTCGAAGCTCGTCTCAGCCTCGTCGAAGTAGAACTTGCGGTAGAAGACTTGGTCGTAACTGACGATGTCCGAATCCTTGTAGCGCTGCCGGTCGGCCTGATGCGTCAGCATGTCGAGGTCGTTGCGGTCGTCGCGTCCGCAGACACGCGATTTGTCCTCGTCGGTCAGCCCGTTCGGCCGCTCCTTGCTCTGGCCGAACTCCTTGATGGCCTGACCCCAGTGCATACGGCCGGAGTTGCCGAGCAGCGGAATCTTGTTCCAGTCGGAGCCGGTGAAGCTCACGTCCCAAATCAAGTCGGCCGCGCTGATGTTCTTGATGTCGAAGCGCTTCGCCGTCGTGTAGGGCGTCTGGACGGGCGCTGGACCCTGTGGAGCGCCGGGCGCACCGGGAGGAACCGCGCCCTCCTGCGGGGGCGCTGCCGCCGCCGGAGCGGGAGCTGCCATCTGTGCCGGCATCACAGGCATGCCCGCGATTGGCTGGTTGAGTGGCGACGGCATGTCGCGCATCTCGGAGCGCGTCTCATACGTGACCATCGCGGCGCAAATGCCGGCGGCGTTGATGACGCTCGCGTTGCACTCGCGCATGACGGAGCCGATGTTGATGTCGTCGAGCGCGTCGTTGACCTTGTCTTGAAACGCGATGCGAGCGGGCTGCGGCAACGTGGCGGACCAGCGTTTGCGCGTCTTCATGCGCACCTTCGGCACCTGCGAGAACAGTTGCGCTTCTTTCCGCTTCGTGTTGCTCCAGTCGGCGGTGATAACGACCCGGTCGTGGTCGCTGTCATTGTCGAACGGCTTCGCGCGCCGGTAGTCGATGTTCTCCGACCACTCGGGAATGAACTCGCGACGCACGCGCCGGCACTGTTGCACCTTCCGGCGGATGATGCTGTTCGGGTTCGTGCGATTGGCCGGCGACGGTGAGTCTGTGTTGGACGGTTCGCCCGAGGCTTCCATCGTCGGGTCGTTCGCGTCCATCGTATCGAAGGTATCGGCCATTATTTGTTCTCGATGGAGGGTGCCCGCGCGAGCAGGTCAGATTTCTTGTCACTACCGGCAGACGAGCCGTAGTAGTAGGTGACGACTTGCGTCCACGCCGTGCCGAGCGCTCCGAGCAGAATCAGCAGGGCGTCGTGCGCCATTGCCGGTAGCTCGTGCGTCATCATGAACGCGAGGATACCGAAGAACCCGGCAGTGATAGCGAGCGCGAGCGCTTTCGGCGTCCAATCGCCCGTCTTCGTCTCGCGCTCACGTGCGTTGGCGCGGTCGGCGGCAGCGATGGCTTCGAGCTTCTCGATGTCCTCGAACCCGAGCTGCTGCATCGTTTCTTGAAACTTCTGGTCCGCCTGCTTCAGCGCCACCATCTGGTCGCCCGTGATTTGTCCCGAGGCGAGCGCCTTCTCGACGTCGCCAATCTTCGTGTTGGGCGGGTTGCCGAGTGCCATGTTGATGGCGTTGGTCGCGATACCGCCGAGCGGGCCGGGCAGCGCCGCCCCAATCCACGGTGCGGCAGTCTTGATGAGCGCTTTGAAATCCATGTGGGCCTCAGTGAACGTGACGGCGGACGTGCTTCGACCCCAGCGTAACACGTCCGACGTGCTTCTTCAACCATTTTGGTCCGGTGATATCCTGCGTCGGGATGCGGCACGGAGCAATATCGGACATCGCGAAGTAGCCGAGGGCGATAGGCATGTGGTCGGCCTTGTGGTCAGCGATACGTCCCGGTCGGGTCTTGTCCACCCGCATGGCCTTGAGGGTGCGGATGAGTGTGGGGGTTGGCGATTTCCCCTCCTCATCCATCACGAATACGAGCTTCGGCGATGGAAGCGGCTGTTCCTTCGAGCCGATGTTGATGGTCGTGTTCAGCCAGTTCTGGATGGCGTAGCCAGCGGTCGTCCGGTCGTTGCGCCCCTTTGTCAGATAAATGCCCTTGTTTTCAAACTCGTCGGCGAGGCAGTGGCCCATCTCCTTCTCGCCGTCCCACAGCGTCGGGTCCGCGACGGTCGCGATAATCTTCATGCCCTCCGACAGGCGGTTGATTTCGTCCGCCACGTCCGGCGCCGGGGTGCGCAGCGTCGAGAACTCCTGAAAGGGAATCGCCCGACCGTCCGGCAGCACCGCAATCCAGATGCACACCGTGGGGTCGTGCCAGCCCCAGTCGATGACACGATAGATATGCATCCACGGCCAGTCTGTTGCCGGCCGATACGAGTCGTGCGGGTCCACACCGCGCTGCATCGGGACTGCGGGGATGTAGTGACGCGGCTCGATGGAGAAGTAGGCGCCCTCGACACCCCACATCCCATCCTGCCACGCCTTCCGATAGGCGTCCGATAGGCCAACAAACTGCTTATCGTATTGCTCGTAATCGAGATGCGGGTTATCCTGACGCTCGATGTGGAGGTTGCCCCAGTCCGCCGGCAGATACTTCGGGTCCTCTTCCTTCGTCAGGTCGCGGCCGATGAAGTAGCGGTAGACCTCCTCAGCGGAGACGCCGAGCGGGTTCGTGCCGCCGCGCACCATCGCGGTGAGCCGGCTGGCCTTAGTCACGCGGCAACTGGTCTTGATTTTCGTGACCATGTCCCACTCGAACGTGGTGATTTCGTCGAACACAATCATGTCGAACTGTGCCGACAGATACTTCATCACGTCCGCGTCGGTCTCGCAGTGGCCGAACAGCCCGAGCGAGCTGTTC